CCCAAGAAATAATAAGGCCTCTATAGAGAAAGTTGCTTCAAGCATTAAGGAGTTTGGGTTTCGGCAACCAATAGTAATTGATGAAAAATTTATAGTTCTTGCAGGACATACAAGATTGCAAGCAAGTTACAAATTAGGCTTGAAAAAAGTACCAGTTCACATTGCTAACAATCTTTCTGAGGCTCAAAAGAAAGCATATAGGCTTATGGATAATAGATCATCTGATGACTCAGAATGGGATAAATCATTACTTTCATTAGAAATAAAAGATTTACAAAATCTGGAATATGACCTAGACCTTACTGGCTTTAGCGATAAAGAATTAAACACATTAATGAGTTTAAATTTAGACAATGTAGGATTAACAGATGAAAATGAGACACCTGAATTACCTATTGAGCCAACAACTAAATTGGGTGATCTTTGGTTATTAGGCAAGCACCGATTACTTTGTGGCGATAGCACCAGTATAGATGCGGTTGATAAGCTGATGGATGGCAATAAAGCTGACATGGTCTTTACTGATCCGCCTTATGGTATGAGCTATGGAGGAGGCAGAGCAAAAGGAGACCATGTTTCTTTTAAAAGAGGCGGGGGAATAAAAGCTCATGGAATGATTGTTGGTGATGACAAAAGAGGTGAAGACTTGGTTGATCTTTTAAGAGACTCATTTATAAACGCATACTCTAATGCAAAAAAAGGCGCATCGTTTTATATTTGTCTAAATTATAAAAATTATGCTTTTTTTGAGAAAGCTATTAAAGACACAGGGTTAGAAGTAAATAGCTGTATTGTTTGGGATAAAAAATCGATTGGACTTGGTTATGCAAACTATAGACCTCAACACGAGTTTATTTTTTACTGCAAAGGCGACAGTTGGCACGGAGATAACGCACAAAGTGATCTTTGGTCTATGAGCAGAGGTTCAACTGGAGAATATAAACATCCAACTCAAAAACCAGTAGAGCTGATTGAGAAAGCAATAAACAATAGCAGTAAAAAAGAAGACTATATTATTGATGTGTTTGCTGGCTCTGGATCAACATTATTGGCTTGTGAAAAACTTGGTCGATCAGCCTGTTTAATGGAATTAGACCCTAAATACTGTGATGTCATTATTCAAAGATGGGAAAACTTTACAGGAAAAAAAGCTATATTAGATGTCTAAAATACCATCCTATAATGTCGGCACAATAGCTAAACTTTTAGACCTAAGTGAAAGGCATGTTAGAAGATTAGTGTCAGATGGTGTGTTAATAAGAAATGATGGTAAAAACGGAAAATACCCAATTACTAATGTAACTTTGTATGTTAAATATCTAAGAGAAAGAGCTTTTGGTACTGCTACAGGAGAGACAGATATACATACTGAAAAACTAAGAATAGCTAAAACTACTGCTGATAAAAATGAAATAGAATTAGAAAGAATTAAAGAGTCATTAATAGATGTAGAAACAGTTTTAAAAACTTGGGATGAGCTTGTTTATAGCATTAAAAGCAAATTATTAAACTTACCTTCTAAAATAGCTCACCAAATTATAGGTGTTGAGGATTACCCAACAGCAGAGAATTTATTAAAAAAAGAAGTATATGAGGCATTGGATGAACTTAGTAGAATTAAATATAAAAACACAGAAAAAAGTATTATGGAATCAGACAGTAAAGAAGTTCAGACCTCCGAAAAAAATTAAAGTTTCGGAATGGGCTGATCAAAATAGATTCTTAACTTCTGAAAGTAGTGCTGAAAGTGGTAAATGGCGAACATCAAGGGCTGAATACCAAAGAGAAATAATGGATAGTGTAATACAGCGCCAAGTAGAGCGAGTAGTTATTATGTCCTCTAGCCAAGTCGGTAAGACAGAAATCATTAATAATATTCTTGGTTATTATATTAGCCAAGAGCCTTCTCCTATTCTTTGTATTCAACCAACTTTAGAAATGTCTCGCACTTGGTCAAAAGATAGATTAGATGCAATGATTAAATCATCACCAATATTAAAAGATAAAGTAAAAGAACCTAAAACAAAAAACTCTTTAAATACTATTTTACATAAAAAATTTGATGGAGGTTATATTGCTATTTCAGGTGCTAATTCTGCAAGCGGTTTAAGTGCAAGGCCAATTAGAGTGTTATTGTGTGATGAGATAGACAGATATCCATTTAGCGCAGGTGTTGAGGGTGATAGTATATCTTTAGCTATTGCAAGAACAAAAACTTTTTGGAATCGCAAAATAGTAATGTGCTCAACGCCAACCATAGATGGAGAAAGTAGAATACAATCTGCTTTTGAGGCTTCTGATAAAAGATACTATTATGTGCCTTGCCCTGAATGTAATCATTATCAAACTCTTAAATGGGCTAATGTTGCATGGGATAAAGATAAGCCTGAAACCGCTTACTATATATGCGAAGAATGTGCCTGTGTTATTCAAGAAAAATCCAAATTAAAAATGATAAGAGATGGGGAATGGAGAGCAACAGAAACATTTAATCGGACAGCAGGCTTCTATGTCAATGAGCTATATTCTGTGTGGAGTACATGGGCTGAAATGGCTATTAATTTTTTAGAATGTAAAAAGCATCCTGAAATGTTAAAAGCATTTATTAATACTTCATTAGGCGAAGTATTTAAAATCAAATCACAAGAAATCCCAAGCGAGTCTTTAATGTCTAGGCGTGAAAATTTTGATTTCAATTCTGTACCAGATGAGGTCTTGTTAATAACAGCAGGGGTTGATGTACAACAAGACCGAATTGAGAGCCAAGTAATTGGATGGAGCCTAGAGAGTACTTATGTTTTAGATTATAAAATTCATTATGGAGATACTTCAACTAAGCAGGTCTGGAATGACCTTGATGTTTATTTAACCACTAGATTTAAAAGAGAAAGTAAAAAGGCATTACCTATATCTTGTACTACCATTGACTCAGGTTATAACACGCAATCAGTTTATAATTTTGTAAAAAACAAAGTGGGCAGAAGGATTTTTGCAGTTAAAGGTGTTTCGACAGCAGGTAAACCAATAGCCAGTAGACCCTCTATATCTGGTACTCAAAGAATTAAGCTATTTTCAGCAGGCGTGGATACGGCTAAAGAAACCATTTTTAATTGGCTACAAATAGATGAGCCTTCGGTTGGTTATATTCATTTCGCATCCCATTTAGATGAAGAGTATTTTAAACAGCTAACAGCCGAACAAAGAAGCGTTAAATTTGTTAAAGGTAAAAAGCAAGTTGTTTGGATACAGAAAAGAAAAAGAAATGAGTCCTTAGATACCTTTGTTTATAATTTAGTTGCATATCATATCTTACAACCCAACATGGAAAAGTTAGCTGAAGTTAAAGAGCCAACACAAAATAAACCCAAAAAACCAATCAATGCATTACACCAAATAAGAAAACCCAGACCGCGAAAAAACTTCGTAAATTCTTGGAGGTAGTTGACACTCAATTTTTGTTACTTATGGTCAATTTATAGGTTTCTTTTAGGTGTTATATGGCCAATAAATTTGATACAAGTGAATATCCAACTAATGTTCCTGATATTTTGTATGTTGGCGATGCGTGGAATTGGAAAAGGACTTTTAGCGATTATCCGCCAAGCGCTTATGCGCTTAGTTATTCATTTAGGTTGTTAACAACTGCCGCTACTGAAATTAGCTTTAGCATTAATGAGTCTGGTGATGATTACTTAATTCAAGTTAATGCAAGTACAACTGTCAATTACACAGCAGGTGATTATACCTATCAAGAATATATAACCAAATCTGCTACAAATGAAAGAATTGTGTATTCATCTGGTTTTACTAGTGTTAAATCAAACTTAGATGCTGACACTTCTGACCCAAGATCACACGCAAGGATTGTTTTAGATGCTCTTTTAGCAACGCTAGAAAATAGAGCAAGCATTGACCAAATGAGCATGTCTATTGCAGGTCGCTCATTATCACGAATGTCACCAGAAGAATTAATAACTTGGAAAAGCTATTACCAACATTTAGTTTTAAAAGAAGATAAAAAGAGTAGACGCGGGAAAGGTGAATCAACAGGAAATGTAATCAAAGTGAAATTCTAGAGGGGCTATATGGCTTGGTACGATAGTTTTTATACAAAAAAGAAAAAGAAAAAAAAGAGCGGTGCTTATAAGAGGCAATATGCAGGTGGGTCTACAGGTAGATTATTTGCTGATTGGCTTTCACCTTATACAACCGCTGATAAAGAAATAAAAGATTCACTCAGGACTTTGAGAAATAGATCAAGAGCTTTAGCAAGAAATGAGTCAATTATTGCAAGATATTTAAATCTATTATCTTCTAATGTAGTTGGTAATCATGGTATTCGATTAGCTAGTAAAGGTCGCAATGATAACGGCGACCTAGACATAATAGGTAACGGCATTATTGAAGATGCTTTTTTAGAGTGGGCTGATCTTGGAGTGTGTACTGCAAACGGCAGGCAAAGTTGGATAGATTGCCAAAATTTATTTATTAAGTCTTTAGCTAGAGATGGCGAAGTTTTAATAAGGCATTTAAAAACAGATGAAAATAGGTTTGGGTATCAAATACAATTTCTTGAAGCTGATCATTTAGATGATGAGTACAATTCTAATAACCCAAGCAACGGCAATAGAATCGTTATGGGTGTTGAGCTAAATTCATTTAATAAACCTTTAGCTTATTATTTATTTCAAAACCATCCCGCAGACACACCATATACCTACAGCAATGATAGGAAATATATGCGAATACCTGCAAGTGAATTAATTCATGCTTATATGCCAACAAGGGCAGAACAAACTAGAGGTGTGCCTTTCTTATCGCCAATTTTATTAAATATGAAAATGCTTTCAGGCTTTAGGGAATCAGCTTTGGTTAATGCCAGAGTCGGAGCATCTAAAATGGGCTTTTTTATTGCAGGTGATGGTGATGAGTATGTTGGAGAGTCAACAGAAGACACTTACACTCAAGTGATGGATGCCCAAGCTGGTACTTTTGAGCAACTCCCAGCAGGAACAGATTTTAGAGAGTTTAAACCTGATTACCCGAATCAAACCTTTGCTGACTTTGAAAAGGCAATGCTTAGAAGTATTGCTTCAGGTTTAAATGTTTCTTATGTCACTTTGGCAAATAATCTAGAAGGCGTTAATTATTCTAGTATTCGCCAAGGAGTCATGGATGACAGAGACCAATTTAGGGTGTTACAACAATTTATGGTTCAACACATGATGCGACCTATTTATAAAAAATGGTTGGAATGTGCAATGACACGCAACGCAATTAACTTACCAATCACAAGGTATGAAAAATTCCAATTTCCAACTTTTTTACCCCGCTCATGGTCTTGGATCGACCCTTTAAAAGAAATCAATGCTCATGTTAAAGGATTAGAAAGTGGTCAATATACTTTTGCAGATATACAAAGCTCATTAGGTAGAGACCCAGAAGAGTTATTTGAAGCTCTAGATAGAGAAAGAAAGTTAGCACAACAATACAATATAGAGTTTGGCTTTAGCCCTTATGGTGCGAATAAAACTGCTGTACCTCCTGATTTAGAAATTAATGAAGAGGATGAGGAGTAAAAGGACTGGCGGGGTGGGATTGCCGAAAGGCAAGGCCACAAATATAAGATTTACCCCGATCTTATAGGTGAAGGAGTAGAGGGTGTGGCAATTTTGCCAGTAAGTAATAATCAATAGGTGATGATATGGAAAAAGACAAAATAGAAAAGATTGAGGAGGAGTATTCAAAAGAAAAGCAATTTAGAAGTTCTGAAGTGCGTGAAGAATATATTGATGCAGATGCTAGAACAGTCAAATTAGCTTTAACAAGTGAAACTCCCGTTTCTCGATCTTTTGGTTTAGAAATTTTAGATCATTCTCCAGACTCTATTGATAGTTCTTTTATGAGTAGTGGGAGAGCGCCATTATTGCTTAACCATGATCAAAGAGAACAAATTGGAGTAGTGGAGAAATTTTACTTAGACAGCGATCAGAAAAGAACGATTGCTGAAGTGCGTTTTGGAAGAAGCGCGCTTGCAGAAGAAACATTTCAAGATGTTCGTGATGGAATTAAAGGAAATGTTTCTG